TCAAGAACTGCACTAGCATTTGAACCATTGAAACCTTGTACAGTGTAATCAGCATCAGGATCACCAGCAACCCAATCATCTTTATTCTTTGACTTTGCATCAGATGCCTGCGCCGGATAATGACCAAAGTCTTCGTTTACTTCTTCATACTTAGGTGATTTCTTTTTAGTGCCGTCTGCTCTTTTAATTAAACCTTTTGCTTTTAAATGTGCGATATCTGTAAATCCTGCTTTGCCTGATTTATATCTTTTCATAGCATCTGCAGTATTAGGTGCTTTCTCATCGAATTGTTTTTCGTTAGGTGTATTATCTTCTAAATCTTTTATAAACTTCTCTAAATCTTCATCTGTATCTTCACTCGCCGCTTTTGCTCTTTGCATTTGTGCTGGTGTTGGTGCACCTTTGTCACCAACTTTTCTCATCTTCTCGCCTGAACCTCTTTTAATTCTTTCTCTCTTTTTACGAATATTATCCCAAAGACTTTCTTTTTGCATCTCTTTGGTTTTCTTTTTCATCTTCTCAATATATTCTCTATATACTGCCGCCTCTGCTTTTTTACCCATGACTTTTGCTCTTTGTTCCATGGCGATTGCCGCTTGAATTTTATGAGCATGTGTCTTACCAGATTTTTCTATTTTGTTTACACTTGCTTTTGCAGTTTCGACATCTTTGAAACCGAGACCTTGAATAGTTCCTTTAGGATTTTCATCGGTGTATAAGTCTGAGTGTTTTTTACTGTTTGCTGGTTGACCTGGTTTTCTAGGTATCCTAGGATTTGATTTTTCTGGTATACTTTCATCGCCGAACATTTGTTTAAATTTCTTAGTGTGCTTTGAAGGTTTTGTTTTTCCTGTAGCATCGCCAGGTGCTGGTTTGTAAGTTGAGGGGTCGCTATCTGGTGATTTATCTTGTTTCTTAAAGAATGCATGTCTGGCATCTTTTGTTGACTTGGACATTCCTTTGTAATATTTCGCAGGTTGGGTACCTTTCTTATCTTTGATATCTCTATCTTGGGGTATTTCAGTTCGGTCTTTTTCGTCATCTTTTTTCTTCTCCGATATATCAGTTAACCATTTTGTATATACTGTACCTTGTTCATCTTTAACATAAACAAAATTAGGACCTTGCTCTACGATTTCGTATTCTTGTTCTTCGTTTAAATCAACAATAATATCTCCTACATTAAATAGTTCGCCTAAGAGATATTGCTCTCTTACACTAATAACAGGAAAGTTCATTGTTGCTTGTAAATTAGGTAATGCTTTTCTTACTGCATCAAAAGTTTGTTTGACTTCTCTATCTGATAATTTGCTAGGTGAATATTTTTTAAAACTTTCGTAGTCGCCTTTAGCGGCATACATTCTCATTTTAGTTCCTGATGCACCTGATACATCTTCAGCATCGGCATCTCTTTCACCTGATGATACGACATCAATAGTTTCATAGTTGTAAAAACCATGTCTTGATTTTTCGTTGTTGTATCTGTCTAGTAATTTTTTAAATTCTTGTACTCTATCACTACCTGCAACCATCACTAGGTTTTTATAACCTTTTTCATACAATGCGGATGCAATGTGAAGAGCAGTAGGCATTTGTTTCGAGGAGATAACCACATTGTTTCGTGGGAATGCCTTTTTCAGTATTCTCTGCTTTAATCGTGGATTAAGTGGATTTTTTTTGTTATCTTCAGAATGAGATGCATAGACAAAATGGTCTTTTGCTCTCTTTCCTTCACTTTCAACTTTTTTGAAAAGTTTTTCGTGTCCTATGGTAGGAGGATTGAACCTACCGAATGCAAAAACAACTGTGTCGCTTTTTTGCTCTGATAACCTTTTAGAAAGGTCTGTGAATTTTATAGTCATTTAACCGTTCACCCAATTTTTAGTTGCAGTAAAGTTTGCTCTACTAAATTCAAGTCGATTGACCAACTTAACTGCATTACCTTTAACTCTATCTACTGCTACGAAACCTTCTGGTGCCGTAGTCTTTAATCCATCATTTGTCTGCAGAAATGTCCCTATGCTCTTCACTTTAGACAATTTCTTCACTAATAAGTCTTTTGCATCCATTATATTAATATACATATCAACTGTTTGCACAAGTTTAGTCTTTGTGCTTTCAATTTTTTTAAGTCCGTCTTCTTTCATTGCACGGTACTTATCTTTAGCGGCATCTGTTTTTTTACTATCTACTTCTTTGTCCATCTTGTCTTCCCAATATGTAACAAAGTCATCTATAGTTTTAGATGCATCTTTAAGTTCACCTGTTCCTTTAAAGTAAGAGTTCAAATGAACTTTGAAGTTCGTAGGTATCGCAAATCTATTTTTTTCGTCAAATTCCTCTGACATTTTATCTAAGAATGAAGACAACTTACCAACTTGACTTTCCACATTATCAATCATTTTATCAAGTTTATCTGTCTCATCTTTAGTCAAAGTAATCATGCCTGATACATCTTTATATGATGCATCATCGAACCATATAGAATTGCTTTTACGCAACTTCTTTATATTTATATTAAATGATGCCTTCATATCCTCTAATTTAGCACCTTTATATTCTGTATGAAATATAATGCCTAGTTTTACCTTGTTTATAAACTTGCCGAAAGGGTCATCTTTAGGTACTGCGTAAACTATCGTGTTCGGTTGAAATGTATAATGGTCTACACCTTCAATATTAGAAGTTTTTAAATCACCTTTTGTGAACATCAAGTCACCCTGTAAGACACCTTTGATGCCTAATTTAGGTAGTTCTTTTAGGCATACCTCTAATTTAGATACTAATCCACCCGTATGATTTTTACGAATATCGGCAGTTGTTTTATTTAACTTAGGACTTTTATTGAATACTGATTTAGTTGCTACAAAAAATTTCTTATCTGCAGGATCTATGCCACAAAAAATTGCAGGTGCACCGTCCCACTTTGTTGTGATGTTAACCGAACTTCTAGTTGAACCTGATAACATATCACGAACACCTTTTAGAAAACCTAAGGCATTGTTTGCACCTTCAGAACCTTCAGTAATTATTGTTTCCTCAATATGAGTTAAGTGAAGATTTTTAGATGCTTCGTCTAATTGTTCGTAATCTGAAAATCTTAGCATGGTTTTAATATCTGATTATATGCCATGTAAGAATAATACTTTAATTTTTTCATTACAGGATGATCCTTATCTTTAAACATGTTCTTGTATATATGTAGTGTAGTATATTTAGGTCTACTTATACGACCATCTATATGTTTCCACACTTGTCTTGGTGTAACATCATTGTAATGACACTCTAGGGCAACATCTATTGCATAAGATTGTATCTCATCAAGTGACCCATAATAATTTTCTTCTATTGCAACTTTCTTTTTTCTATGAGAGGATTTAAAGATTTCATTTTTTCTTTCTTTTTTACCTCTACTTAAATACTGTTGTCTATGATTTAATTCATGTAATATAGCGGCAGTCATTTGTTGATGAAAAGTTTTATACACCCACCATCTACCTAAATTTATATCTTTAGTTTTATAATTTAAACAAACTTCACTATCATACCAATCATTTTCATCTGCATACCAAGGATAGAATGAACCACCACAAAATAACTCGCCATCTGCATGTCGCTTACCTATAGGTTCGTTGACACTAACAAAACGCATACCATGTTTCGCACCCATTCTCTTCGCTAATTTTCTAGCGATAGTATGGACACTCATAGTTTCTCTAGGTAGTAAACCTTCGAAACTCTGGTCTATATCTTGCTTGACTTGTCTTAAATGCTTATACATAGAATCCTCTTTAATACTACTATTATAATACATCATATAGTGGCAATAGTCAAGGGTTATTATAAGTATTTATGAAAATTTTTTGTCGGTATTGTCAATTCTCAGAAATCTAGGTATCTCAAAATCACCAAAAGGTGGGTTTTTGTTCATACTTGCCGATGTAAGAACTGCGTATTTCTTCGTGGATTTGTGAATTACGACTTGTTCGAACTTAGTATCGAATATCTGATAAGTGTTATTTTCGCCGTCATATTGATACTTAAATCGTTTCTTAGACCTTGAAGTTTGAGAAGTCTTTGTATTTCGTTTCACTTCGTTTCTCCTTTAGTTTGTCAAAAGCATTAGTCTCTACAACTTCAACCATAGTAGGTGCTTTAGGTGGGTTTATAATATCTGCTTGTGCAGATTCCTCGAGGTCATAAACTTTCATTCTTGACCTATCAATTCCTAGTAAAAACCTTTTGAACTTAGTTGGATCGTTATAACGATTTTTTAATTGTTTGACCATTATTTGATTTTGGGATTCTAACTCTTCAGTAGATATCAATGCAAACATGAAATCAACTGTAGCAGGTAACCCAAAGGATTCTGAAGTGTCTTCTAAACCTATATCGGTGCTATTAAAACCTTGTCTTGTAGTTTGTGTTGCTGAGATAATAGGTAAATTATATTCTACTGCGAGACCTCTTAGTTCTTCAGCAATAGATTTAATTAATGTGTATGAATTAATATTAGCACCTGCTTTAAATCTTTGTGATGCACATATATTTAAATAATCAATAAAGATTGCATCAGGTTTGAAAGATTTCTTTAATGCTAATTCATTTAATAGAGATGAGAAATGACCTTTGTGTGCAGAGGCAGTAGGATATTCTTTTACTACTAACTTACCTGTAGTCTCTTTTCTAACTTGTTCTATCTTGTTATCGAACATCGACTTAGGTAGTTCTTGAACAGATTGAACATCTAGGTTCATTAAGTTAGCATCTATTCTTTCTGCTATTCTCTCTTCTGCCATTTCTAAAGTGATATACAATACATTTTTATTCTGCATCAAATAGTTCGCCGCTAGATGACACATGAATAACGACTTACCTACACCTGTACCTGCAATGGCAACATTGAGTGTTTTATTAGGTAACCCACCTTTTGTAATCGTATCAAAATATCTTAGATTAAAAGGTATCTTAGTTTCTTTAGTATGATAAAATTCAAAACGGTCATCTGATTGACCGAAGTAATCATGACCTATATTAGGATCAAATGTAACAGATAAAGCATTTGATAGTATCTCAGGCAAAGCACCTGTAGTTTGTTTCTTATTCTTACCTTCGATTATTTCTATACTATCTGCGATTGCATTATAGATTGCTTTATCTTGACAAAACTTTTCAGTAGTATCGACTAACCAATCAATATCTGCTTTACTATTTTCTAAACTATTTACAATGTCAGTTGCTTTTTTATACTCAGGTTCGCCTAAATTTTCTACATTCTGAATAGCAATAGAGGTAACTTCTTTTGTAGGTAGTGTATTGTATTCTCTGATATGTTGATTAATAACCTGAAATATTATCTTTTCTGAACTGTCATGAAAATATTTTTCGTTGATAAAAGGTAATGCTTTTCTAACAAAAGGTTCGTTTGTAATTAAGTTTGCTAATATTGTTCGTTCAATCCGTACCATTTGTATATATCACCTCATTCTTTTCTAATTGTTTTTCTATGCAATCGACAAGTATATCACCTGCTACAGGTAGAAACTCTTTTTCTTCTATAGGAGTAAGTCTGGGATTATCTATAATCTTGTATTGAAATCTCATAGGTCTAGTGCCGTCTTCGTTGACATCACCAAACTGCACTCTAAAATACTGAAGAGTAACTTCATCAAATTGACCTTCAAGTATTCTAACTGCTATTTCTTTTCCGTTTTCTACAAATTTATATTTCGCCGGCATAGGAAAATTTCTCTTTCGCATATTCTTCTATTTGTTGCATTACTTCTTCAGTAAAGAACTGGTCAGGATTATGAAGTATTTCTTTACCATATCTTTTCGAACCATCAGGTAGTTCAAAACGAGTTGATACTTTTTTAAATACTGACAAAGGAGCCCATTTCTGGGGCAGTGAATTTGACGATGAAATTATTATAGGTGATGTTGGAAATTTTTATTGGACCAGTGGTTATCAAGGAGGTAATGATACAGTTACTATTCTGGGTGATGAGCGCAAAGGCGTTCTTGAGGCTGGTTACTGGTCTGAAGATAACGGTGTAGACTGGAATGTTAATCAAAGCGAATTCTCATATATTAATAACGGTGAGACATATACCATTACAGTCAATGGTGAGTTTCAAGGTCTTTCAGGATCTGGCCAGTCAGACACGCTGACCGGAGATGAAAATAATAATGATTTAAAGGGACTGGCAGGCGATGATATTTTGGATGCTGGTGATGGAAATGACTTTCTTGCATTTGGCTCTGGTAACGATCTGGCCTTAGGCGGTCTTGGTG